ATGCCCAGTCAGCACACCTATGGACCCAACTTCACCACCTGGCGTCACCACGATTTCATCCGCGCCGGTGGCCACCCAGTAGGCCGCCGAAGCCGCCATGCTGTTTACCATCGCCACCACGGGCTTCTGCCCCCGGTTGTCCATGATAACCTGCCAAAGCTCTTGGATGCCAAACACCTGGCCGCCCGGCGAATCAATGTCCAGCACTATCCCACCAACGCCGGGGTCAGCCACGGCATCCTTGAAAGCCTTAGCAAAAAGCTCGGTCGAGGTGCCTCCAGAATAATCCGCCATGAGGTTCATCCGCTGGGATAGCATCCCAAACAATGGGAGTACAGCCACCGCGCCGCTGCGCCGGGGCACAGGCTGGGCCGCCGCCGCTCCAATCCGTTCCTGGATTTCTTCCCGTGACAGCATCCCCCCGTTGGCCCTGAAAGCCAGGAGGTCGAGCATAACTAGGTAGGTATCAGGGTGGACAGCCCAAGGCTGATTGAACACAGCATTGGTTACGTGTGGGTATTTCATTCGGCCTCCAACATCAGTTCCACTATCTTTTCCGTTTCCGCACCGTCAGCAACGGCACTGATACCTTCGTCCAGGAAGTGGCGGCACCGGGCCTTGGTATAAGCACGGGCAATATCTGGCTCCAGCTTGCATACCTTCACCAGGTCTTCCCGGTATTCTTCGTAGAATTCCGACACCGCCAGCGCCCAGGCGTCGGGCTCCCCGGCATGTTTTTCAGCCATCTTTTTCAAGGCCGCCGATTCCTTCCTAGCCATCCGGCTGGCGGCGTCGTAGGAAAGGTCTTGGGTGAGCGCCCGGCCACCACCACCAGGGACACCACCCGCCTGGCCCTGTTGCATGTTCTTGGGCGTCAGCGGTTCATCAAGACCTGGCAGCGGGTTTAGGTTTTCAATGCTGCGGACCTCGTTGCGGGTCATCACCCCAAGGGTGACCATGATGTTGTAGAACCGCCCCCTAGTGGCCGGGTCGCCGCGCATCAATCCTTCCACCACAAACTCGGCAAAAAACCGGTCCTTGTCGAGTATCAAATCTTGGGATATTTCCTGCTGCCACCTGGTAAACCAAGGTTGCATGGTGAACAGCACAAACCCCAGGGTTAGCTGGGAAATCCCGGTGCCCCAGCTAGTCGTCTTTTCGGTGTGCTGGAGTAACGCCAACGGCACCCCAAACCAGCTTGCGATTTCCTCCACTTGGAAAATGCGGGTTTCCAGGTGTTGGGCATCCTCGTTGGACATTCCGAGGGCCTGCCATTCCAAGCCCTCTTCAAGAATGGCTATATTCTGGGACCCTTTTAATCCACCGTAGGTTTCCTTCCAGTTGTCCTTTAGCCGGGCGTGCCCTTCATCACTCAGCTTCCCAGGCATAGTCAGGGTGCCAGCGGGCCGCTGTCCCTCTCCAAAGAACCGGCTGCCATAATTCTGGGCGGCAACAGCCAGGCCAATGGACTCCTTGGCCAATGCAATCAGGCTTAATCCCTGGATGCCGTTATCCGAGAGGGTGGAGATGTGGAAAACTTCGTCCTGTAGCAATATCCGCATGGGCCGGGCCGGGGGCCGGTGTTCATACATAATTTGCCCGTCGTCAGCCAACCGCACCACAACATGGTCGGGGTGTAGCGGTATGAGTTGGTCAGCAAAGCCGCGTGGGCCAGGCACAATCTCAGCGTATGCGTTGCCCCGGAGTAGGGCATGGCCCATCAACATTTCCCGGAACTGGAAACTGCTCTGCCGTTTGTTGGGCCGGGCGTGGATTACATCGTAGAGGGGGTGACCATCCGCCCGCACCTTACCCCCATCAGGCAACCGCCGGTATACCACCAGGGGTAACATGGCCAAGGTTTGGCTGATTATCCGCACACAGGCATAGACGGTGGAGACGGCCATGGCCGTCTGGGAATTGACGGTAACGCCCGCCGTGGCGGTGGTCCCAACGGATTGATACCAGAAGTCCTCAAGCGGCCCAAACGTGGCCGCCCGTGGTTCCAGGAGCTTAGTTAGTAACCCCATTGCGCCTACCCATCCCCTTCCACCGCCGCCATGCCGCCCAAGCGATGAACCCTACACCAGGTAGTATCAAGGCCAGTGGTGGATAGACCCACCACAGCCCCACAATGAGTGCCGCCGCAGATACGGCCAGCAGCACGTCCTCCAATTCTATCATAACGTCAGCAGCCCCCGTCCTTCGTAAACGCTACCCCCGCCATCCCCGCCTATGGCCCGCGACAGGGCGATAACCAGGGCCACAATGCCGTCAATCCGTTCTGTGGATTTGTCCTTGCTGGGCTTGATGTTGCCCGCCGCATCCTGTTCCACTACCACATTCGCCGCGCACCATCGTAACACCGGATTCCCCCCGTGCAAAAGCCCACGGCTGGTGACCAGCTTTTCGAGTTCCTTGCTGGGCGCTGTCATGCTGGCGTAGCCCTGCCTGACGGAAACCATATTGACGCCCTCAGCGAGTAAGTCATTCACTAGACTGGTGGCGTTCCAGGGGTCAAAGCCGATTTCCTGAATCCGGTAGGTCTCCCCCAGGGCCAGGATTTTCTCCTTGATGAAGTCATAATCAATAACGTTGCCTGCGGTAGGCTCAATGAACCCATCCCGCGCCCAGACAGCGTAGGGCACCCGGTCCCGCCTTTCCCGCTGGGCCATGTTTTCCTCGGGCACCCAGAAGTGGGACAGTGCCACATACCCGGTATCCCTGGGAAACAACAGCACAAAGGCGGAAAGGTCGGTGGTGGTAGAAAGGTCCAGGCCGCCCCAACAGGGCTGTCCCACCAGTTCCGCCGGGACTATGGACCCCCCCCCCTCGTTCCACGCCTCCAGGTTTAGCCACCGGCTGACGCTTTCCGTCCATTGGTTAAGCTGCAAGCGCCGGAAGGTGTTGACATATCCCGGTGTTTCCACGGCCCGGTTGCACTCAGATTCGACGTAATCCCAAAGCACCGTATTGCCCAAGCTAGGGTTGGCCACGGCCCACACCTTACGGTCTGTCCAGTCCGCATCATCCGGCACCGCGAATATTAGGGGCAGGAATTCCGGGTCGTCTATCACACCATCCCGGACCTTAATGGCGTAATCATGCTGTTCCCAGCAAATCGAATTCTTGTCGTGCCCAGCGGTGGTGATGGCGAAAACCAACGGCTGTTGCCGGGCACCAACCGATGTCGTTAGCACGTCCCAGAGTTCCCGGTTAGGCTGGGTGTGCAATTCATCAAAGATGATTCCGTGGGCGTTTAGGCCATGCTTGGTTTTCACATCCGAAGACAACACCTTATAGCTGGAACGTGACTTTTCTACCACGATGGCCTTGCGGAATGTCTGGGACCGGGAGGAAAGGTCATCGGATTCCTCCACCATGTCGCTTGCCGCCTGAAACACCAGGCTGGCTTGCTCCCTATCAGCCGCCGCCGAATACACCTCCGCGCCGGGTTCCCCGTCAGCGAAGAGCAGCATGAGGGCAATGCCCGCCGCTAGTTGGCTCTTCCCGTTCTTACGCGGCACCTCGACGTAAACCCGCCGGTGTTTCCTGGTCCCATCTGGCCGCTTCCACCCAAAAATGCCCCGGACCAGCTTCTCTTGCCAATCCAACAATTCAAAGGGCTGCCCTGCGTGCTGCCCTTTGGAATGGCGCAGGAAGGTTGGGAAGAACCGGACGGCTCTATCAGCCGCCACTTCGTCGAACCAGTAGGCTGTTTTAATTTCGGTGGGCATCACCGAACCAATCATCTCCGGTAGCCGCCGGTGCATCCCTGGCCACCTTGACCTTTGACCGGCTGCTGGGCGTCATGCCGAATTCCCCCAACATCCGGGTCATTTCCTTCCAGGCTTCAGCGGCAATGCTGACCCAGGGCGAACGTGCGAGGCCACCCTGGGCGGTCCAGACGGTGGCCCCTTGCTCCTGGATTTCCTTGTTTGCATCAACCCAATTACTGAAAGCCTGGCAGTATGCGGCCAGGGCCGTTTCATCCAACGCGGTCATTAGGCCAACTTCAAGTAGCCGCCCGCCCATTCGCCGCCATTCAGCCTTGGCAGCCTTGCTTAGGTATGTTGGTGCGCGGGGCAGCTTCGGCGGTGGTTCGGCTTCCCGGTCATTGAGCGCCCTCTTGCCAGGGTTGCCGTTGAGTATTTTAGTCGCTGTTGGAACCGCTTTCCTGCCCGGCATCCATCACCTCCGCCACTTGCCTAGTCCTTCCAGCCACTTGGAGTTCATCTTCTGTGAGCCTATCTCGTGGCACCGTCGTTTTCCCGTAACACCGTTTGCACTGGTCCCCGTAGCCCCACATCTTCCCAGAGCCGTTGCACGTCGGACACTTAACGTCCTCCGGTTCTTCGGCCGCTAGCGATGGTATCTCAGCAACGGCAATGGAATCCATCGCTGCGGCCACGGCAATTGCAGCATCCTCAATTTCCTTGCTCCGTGATTCCCACCCCAACCGGTACGCCCGTTCCTCCGCCACCCGGCCAACCTTGCGCCACCGCGCTGGCCCTGATAGACCCACGCCCGCCAGGCGCATTTCCTCCTCATCCATCCTGTCTTCGTCAGGTATCTGGCCCTCGCCTGTTTCAATGAGCATTTTTATCCCCCCA